AGCTAGGCATGAGTGCGGTGTAAGGTATTTATGTTATTTGCGGCATAAAAAAGGATTGGCTTGGTTTAGAAACTATATTAGTGAAAAGAACTTTAGTCAAAAGCTATTAAATGATTTTTACGACCAATGGAAATTGGGTAACAAAGGGGAATGGGGAAAATGGATATTGAAAAATACATTGTCGCAGCAACAGGGCTTGGATATTTAGTAGTAGGCCTAGCACAATACTTTAAAGGTTCGCCATCTAACGCATTTATATGGTTAGGTTATGCAGCAGCCCAAGTTGGCTTATGGATGAATCTTAAATGAGGGCTATATGAATGAGTTGGCTCTTTTCGCAGGCGCTGGTGGAGGAATACTTGGGGGACATCTCCTTGGATGGAGAACAGTCTGTGCAGTTGAATGGGAAGCCTATCCAGCAAGCGTATTGTGCGCCAGACAAAATGACGGACTTCTCCCGCCTTTCCCGATTTGGGATGATGTTCAAACCTTTGACGGAAACCCTTGGCGAGGAATTGTTGATGTCGTTTCTGGGGGATTTCCATGTCAAGACATTAGCGCAGCTGGCAAAGGTGTTGGAATTGACGGAGAAAAAAGTGGAATGTGGAAACACATGGCGAGAATTATTGGGGAAGTACAACCCAGATACTGCTTTGTGGAAAACAGCCCAATGCTCACTACTAGAGGACTTGGAACAGTCCTTGGAGACCTGGCCTCGCTGGGGTTCGATGCGGAATGGGGAGTGCTTTCGGCAGCCGATGTTGGCGCAAATCACGAAAGAGAACGAATTTGGATTGTTGCAAAAAATGTGGCCGACTCCGGTAGCAAGGGATTACAAAGACACAGGAAGCAAAGAAGCATTAACTCGACAAAAGAATGCAAGACAATCCCCTGGAGTAGCTTTATTGGTGGGGGCAGAAAATGGTGGGAGTTTGAACCCAATGTGGGCCGAGTGGCTAATGGGGTGGCCTCTAGGGTGGACAGAATTAAAGCCATTGGAAACGGACAAGTGCCACTTTGTGCAGCAACCGCTTGGAGACTCTTAAATGAAAGACTATGACCCAAATGATGCGATTGACTTCATTTTCAAGAAAGCGCCAGATTATGCTGCTGCAAAAGGCAGATTGGCAGAGTTGGAAAATTTTAGACATTCTCTTAGGGCGATTAAGGCTTCAGAATCACAAGGTTCTAGCATTGCCGCAAAAGAAATGGAAGCCTATGCAAGCCAAGAATACCAAGACCTATGCAAAGCCATCGGAGTAGCCACAGAAGAAACAGAAGCACTACGCTGGCAATTAGAAGCAGCCAAGATGAGATTTGAAGCATGGCGTACAGAATCAGCAACAAATAGAAATATAGAAAGAATGACTAGATGACCGATTACTCTGAAAACTATTTAAAAATTCAACAACTTCTTAAAAAATACCATAACGCTACACTTAAAAACCAATACGAAAAAGCCACTCAAATTGCTTGTCAGTTAGCTGAAGAAACCATCCAATTAGAGTTTGCCACTTATGACCAGGTAAGGAAACAATGGTTAGGATAATGCGCAATATGTTTACTAGAGTTGTAGATTATGATGAACTATACGGGTTAATACCTAGTAATGAGAAGTTTTCTCCAAGCGACATAGATGGTATATGCGAAAGAAATGGGCAGTTTTTGATTATGGAATGGAAGCGCCCCAAAGATGATAAGTATGAGGGCGAGAAAGTAAGCTACGGTCAGCAAAAACTACTTCAAGCCTTAGCCGCCAAAGAGGGTTTCATTGTTGTCATTATTTATGGTAAAACAGATGACAAGATGGAAATAGAGAAGTTTTATAGAGTGCAACCACAAGGCCCATGTATTGCATTAGGCTGCGGTACAGATATGTTTAAAAAGTTTTACCAACAATGGTATGAATTAGCTGATGGCTACAAAAAATGAAAAGAACACTCTCAATAAGATTGCAGAACTCGGATGTATTCTATGTTCCGAATACTTTGGGATTGAAGGCACACCGGCAGAACTCCATCATGTTAGACGGTATGGAAATGTTCGGTCTGCATCCCCAATCTTGCCTTTATGCCCAGAACACCATAGGGGAAACTCTGGTATTCACGGATTGGGTGCAAAAGGTTTTATTAAAAAATACTCAATATCCTTTGAGACGCTATTGGAACGAGTCAACGAAAAACTTGGAAAGGGAATTAGCTAATGACAACATTCACTACGGCAGACCGCTTGGCAGTTGAAGCTACAATTCTAAAGGGTCAACAAACCCAATTTCAGACCAAATACGGTAGGCTTTATTACGAAACTCCTTGTCGTGATGTGTCCAACGAGAACTCTTGTGCCGACTCATGTGGATGCACTCATGCAGAAGCACTTTTAACACCGTATCCAAAGTCCCACAACGAATTTCAGAAATAGTAATGGTGTGTTCGTATTTATCATTACCTGGGTCATATAAGTATGTACCCATGTTTTCACCTTTATCAACAATAAAATCAATTTCTTCTGGTAACGGCATATTTTTGTAGTTGCAAAAAGGCTTCATGCAATAAATTGCTGAATACAAGTGACTTAAAATAGCTGGGGTAAGTTTCATACTTGATGTATCTTGCCTCTAAATTCAACCTCATCCTCACCCCAAACTCTAATCATTTCAGGCTGCAATAGTTTGCTGCGGTCAAAAGTAAGCATTACAAATCCGCTATTCCAATCCTTTGCTTGGTCTTCCGCATAGGAAAATTGTTGTCCTAAAGGGTCTGCAAGCGTACCAGTTTGCACTCCCCAGCGTGTACCGTTGTAATCATTAAATGGAATAGCAGAAAGCACATGGGTATGCCCAGTAATCATATTGACACCAGCATTGACAGTATTGTTTCTGCCACCTGTCCATCCACCTTTCCAACGATGCTTAATACAAGTATCTTCATTCACCCAAAATGACCAACAAGGTTGCCACATAGGAAAGTAGTCTTTAAGGCTAGTGCCTGGTATGCCCTCAAACGATGGAAGATTAGCTACAATGTTAGCTTCTAGCCTTTGGTCATGATTACCCATTGGAAAAAATAACTTAGCACCTTTAGCTGCTGATTCAATTTCGCCCAAGTAATATTGACATGCTTCTAATTCTTCTTTCATTGTTGGTAACTTATTCCAATCAGTACGAGGAAAGCGACTAATAGAAGCCCCATCTAGCGCATCGCCATTGCACACGACAGCAGTCGGCTTGTACTCTTTAATCATCTCTATTAGGGCTTTGAAGGCTGTAGTAGTTTCGTCAGGCCAAAAGTGTGCATCACTAAATACAATAACTCTACCCTTTTCAATGTCCATACCTCTGCGTACATTGCCAGGTGTTTGTTGTATTTTCTTTGTATAAGCTGGATTTTGGCTATTAAATGTATCTAATTTGATACGCAGTCTATTCTCTAAAGACCTACGCCTTGCCATTACATTTCTTACTGCTATTCCGTGTATTTTTGCAAATTCACTTGGGCTGCCAATCTTATTCCAAGACTCAATCCATTGTTCATCCGTTAAATGGTAGCCAGACATTAAATTTCCCCTATAATCAATAAGTTACCAAATACTAACCTAAAATATGACATTCGCCAAAAAAGTAGATAAAAATCAAGCAAGTGTTGTAAAAGCACTACGAGATTATGGTGCAGATGTATATCTTTTGCACATGGTTGGTGGAGGAATACCAGATTTATTGTGTTTATACGAAGGACACACACTACTTTTGGAGGTTAAGGATGGTATTGATAAGAAGCTGACCCCAGCGCAAATCAAATTATTTGCCAACTGGAAAGGTGGGCATTTATATAGGGTAAATTCAAGCGAAGAAGCAATAGAAGTATTAAAATCATTAAAAATGGAGTGATTTATGAATGAAACGCCTAATGTTGCTATGTTTGCCGCTACTTTATTGCATAGCGCTACTAATACTCATTTCTTCCATTGGTCAACAAATTCTTACTCACAGCATAAGGCTTTGGGCAAATACTACGATGAGATAGTTGAGTTGGTAGATGACTATGTAGAAGCCTATATGGGTTGTTACGAACAGATTAAAGAATTCCCAAGCGTCTATCACCAGCCTAAAGATGCCCTCAAGTACATGGAATCATTAAAGAATTTTGTAAATGAAGCCAATTCAGATTTGCCGCAAAAACAAGAATTAATCAATATTGTTGCAGAAATACAACAGTTAATTGATTCTACTATCTACAAACTTAAATACCTCAAGTAAGGAATAGCTATGCCAATGGATAAATCAGGTTCAGCCCAATCGGTTGGTAAGAACTATAAGACAGAAGTTGCCGCAGGAAAGCCAAAGAAACAAGCATTGGCGATTGCGCTTAATGAACAGCGTACCCATGCAAAAGGCAAGCGTAAAGCTAAGTTAGAAGAGTCTTACGCTAAGTACATAGAGACAAAATGAGTCGCCAAGACCAAATCCGTAGTGCAATGGATAAGCATGATAAGCCTATCCCGCATAAAACTACAGGCTCTGGCAAGACTTATAACCCTACAGATAAGAATGCAGGCATGACCGCCAAAGGTAGGGCGCAATATAATGCCAAGAATGGTAGTAATTTAAAAGCACCTCAAAAGAGTGGTAGTAGACATGATAGTTTTTGCGCCAGAATGAAAGGCGTTGTTGCACACGCTAAAGGCCCTGCTGAACGGGCTAAAGCATCATTAAAAAATTGGAATTGCTAATGAAACCTGGTTTATACGCTAATATTCACGCAAAGCAAGAACGCATTAAAGCTGGTTCTGGCGAAAAGATGCGTAAACCTGGTAGCAAAGGTGCGCCAAGTGCTAGTGACTTCAAAGAAGCTGCTAAAACTGCTAAACCTACTCGTAAAGAGATGATTGCTTCAAAGATGAAGGATATGTAATGAAACACATGACAAGAAGCTACCCGCCAAAGAACGCTATGCTGCGTCCGCACAAAGAATCAACACTTGAAAAACAACAAAGACAGCGTCAAGACCATAATCCCCCATTAGAACTAGATGAGAGTGGTATCCTTAACAAGAAAGCTAACCAACGCATGAAGCGTAAACAGGCTTTAATGGATGCTATGAACAAGAACCATGACCCTGATATTGTTGGCTAAATTGATGTAGAATTAAACCCTTACAAATCAACTACTTGAGAATGTATGGCTGAAAAACAATCAAAATCAATCAAAGGCGGTGCAAGAGAGGGTGCAGGAAGGCCTGCTGGAGTGCCTAATAAGGCCACAGGCGAGGTTAAAGCTGCCATTGCTGCCTTTACCTCTGCTAATGTTGACAAGCTAGATGAGTGGCTTAATTCGATTGAAGACCCTGCTAAACGCTTAGACCTTTATTTCAAGGCGCTTGAATACACTATGCCTAAACTAGCTAGAAGTGAAGTAGTGGGTGACGAAAAAGCCCCTCAACGCATGGTGGTGTCTTGGAAGAAGTAAAGCTAATGCAAGGGGATTGCTTAGAAGTAATGAAAACCATCCCTGATAAGTCTATAGACGCTATTATTTGCGATTTACCTTATGGCACTACTGCTTGCAAGTGGGATAGCGTAATACCTTTTGAACCCCTTTGGGCGCAATACAATCGCATTATTAAAGACAATGGGGTAATAGTATTGTTTGCTAGTCAGCCATTTACTAGCGCATTAGTGATGAGTAATACAAAATGGTTTAAATACCAATGGGTATGGGAAAAATCTAGGTTTGCCAACCAAATGCTTGCAAAAGTGCAACCTTTAAAAATACATGAAGATATTGTTGTTTTTGCCAAAGAAAAAGCTGTTTATAACCCACAGGGATTGATTGAAGTAAACAAAGTAACTTCTCAAGGGTCAAAAATAACCGACAACAATGGTGGCGGCGTAAGAAAAACAAGTTATTTACAAACTCATACTAACTACCCTCGGTCAATACTTAGGTTTGGTAGTGAAGGTAAAACTGTTCACCCCACACAAAAACCTGTAGATTTACTTGAATATCTTGTAAAAACCTATACAAATCAAGGTGATACTGTACTTGATAATTGCATGGGCTCTGGCACTACTGGCATAGCTTGTAAGAATTTAGGCCGTAAATTCATAGGCATTGAACAAGACCCTAATTACTTTGAAATAGCCTTAAAGCGTATATATGAGTGATGTAATTGATGTCGAACTAGACTATAAGCCTAGAGATGTATTCTTAGACTTCCACGAAAGAACAGAACGCTGGGCTGTCATAGTAGCGCATAGACGATGTGGTAAAACTGTTTCTTGTATTAATGAATTGATATATAAAGCATTGATTGAAAACAAAGAGGATGGTAGATATGCGTATGTTGCACCTTATTACAGCCAAGCTAAAAACATTGCTTGGGATTATCTCCTTAGGTTCTCTAAGCCTGTTATGGCAAAAGCTAATCAAAGCGAACTCTGGGTCGAACTCATTAATGGTGCGAGGATTCGACTGTTTGGTGCTGACAATGCTGATTCCCTGCGTGGTCTTTACCTTGATGGTATCGTGCTTGATGAATATGCTGATATGCGCCCTCGTATTTGGGGTGAGATTATTAGACCACTCCTAGCCGATAGACTAGGTTGGGCAGTATTCATTGGTACACCTAAAGGCCATAATGC